CGAGCGGTCTCGGGGGGTCGTCAGCGCCGAGGTGGCATCGGCCGAGGTGTGCAGCTGGAGGGTCACCGAGCAGAGGTAGTTCCCAAGACCCTCGGGCAGGTCGGGAGGGTTGCCGACGCTGTTGCAGTTGACGACGAGCGTGGGCAGGGTGTCGGTGGCGACCTCGATGCCCTTGTAGATGTTAACGCCCGAGAGCTCGGTCTGAGCTGACAGGTGAGCGAGCAGTGCGCTCTCGACGATTTCTCGAATAGATTTAGTTCCCATAAGTTATGCGGCGCCCGGAGGCTGGTTGCGGTCCCAGTTGCTGACAATCTTCGAGGCGTATTGCTGGTAAGGTCGCTTGGCGATGGCGGCTTGGCGGTGTGCCACGACCAGGTTGTAGGTCTTAGTGCGGAGGCCCGCGCCTTCATTGTCGCCGATGCGGTTCGTGATGGTGATGGTCTTCGTATACCCGCCGATGTTGGCGGACAGCGTGCCGGGGCCCTTGTGCCGGGTGATGTACTTCGGCAAGCCCTTGGCTCCCGCGTCGACGATGCGCCCGAAGATGTTGAGGCTCCTGCCGTGCGTGGAGATAATCTCCCACCAGCCGGACTTCAGCTTGCCGACCTGGAGCGAGCGCAGCTTGACGTACTGCTTGATGAGAGAGTCCTTGACGATGTAGGGGTAGCGCTTGATTTCCTTGCTCGGGCGACCCTCGCGCATTACTCGTCCATTCTTGCGCTGGCCGTTGTGGATGACGCGCATCTGCCCAGTGTTGTTGATGGCCTTCGAGCGGCTGGGCTTGTTGGCAAAGAGGTTCTTCGCCTTTTGGTACGAGCGGTCGGGGTCGGGGTCGTAGTAGATCTTCGAGAGCAGCGTCGAGGATGCGTTGAGGAACGGCTTGCTCTTCCACTTGTTGAACGACGCGCGGGTGCCCGCCAGCCCGCCCTTGGCGAAGACTGCGGGGAGCGTGGAGCCGGGGGCGGCGAAGATTGAGCGCACGTCCATGTCTATTGCACGAACTCCGTATACTCCAGCTGCCGCAGTATCACCCTTGCCTCCCTCTGCTATCAGAGGCGGGGCGTACTTGAGGGCGGCGCGTGCCGTGAGGCAGGCTTCCTGCTTCATCACGTCCACCGTCAGCTTGCCGAGGTACTTGCGGAACTGCGTGAGGTCGCCGCGCACCTTGTTCTCCCTGACCCTGATGGTGAACCCGATCATCGGTCATCCTGGGCGCGCACCTGCAACTCGACCCAGCCGGAGCCGGGCTTGTAGGACACGCCCTCGATTCGGTACTGGCGGTTGCCCTGCTCGGTGGCGACCAAGGTCTTGCCGATGGCGAGGGTGGAGACCACGGCGCCAGCCGAGATGGCGGCGGCGCAGGCCGTACCGTAGGCAGTCGTCCACGAGGCATTGGCGGCGACCAGCCGGCAGGTGTGCGAGACCTTGTCGATGAAGCCGCCCTCGGTGAGTTCCTGCGTGATGGTCGGGCCGTCGATGAGCACCTGCCAAGAGGTGCCGCCGCCGACGGTTGTCCAGGTCTGGGCGAGGTCGGCCATGTCGCCGACAATCGTCTTCGCGTCCTCGATGAGCTCGGATTGCAGCATGGTGGTCTACCCTTGGTAGGAGGTCAAAAAAAGAGGGCCCCCGTAGGGGCCCCCGTTTCAGTTATCCCGAGACCGCTTAGGCGGTCTTGAGACGGACGAGCGAGGTCGCGCGGCCGACCGCGGCGCCGAAGAGCATCGTCGCGGTGATGTTGTACAGACCGCTCTGCTCCTGGCCCATGATGATCTGAACCGAGAGACCCGTGTCGGCGTCCGTCGCGTTGGCGACTTCCCAGCCGGGGATTTCGGTGAGGGGGAGAGCCGAGGCGACGGCGATGGCGTCAGCGCCGCAGGCGAAGCCAGCGAGGTTCTCGCTGTTGTTGGGCAGACCGGCGAACTGGTAGACGTTCGCGCCGGCGAGCTGGCCGATGTTGCCGCTCTGGATGACGTTCGCACCGAAGCCGTTGGCGCCGACGATGCTGGAGTCGCCACGGAGGTCGGCGATGTAGGTGCTGTTCAGGACGAGGGCGCGGGGCTGGGCGGCACCGGCGTCATCGAGGGTCTTCTGCGAAGCGACGGCCTCGGCGTAGGACAGCGAGGCACCAGTGGTGGTGTTCGAGCTGTAGTTGGCGTTGGTCACGAGCGCGGCGACTTCGTCGAGGCACTTCTGGGAGAGCGCGTTGGCGGCGGTCACGGCGAAGTTCTGGAAGAAGGCCATGCCGTACTCGCGGATGTTCAGGGGGGTGACGCGGGTCGAGACCTTGAAGTGCTTCAGGGTCACGTCAGCCTTGGTGACGGTGGCGTCATCCTGGGTGAGGTAGCCGCTGGTGCTGAACTCGGTCGCGGTCGAGGTGCCGATGAGGGGCACCTGGATGGTCTTGCCCTGTCCGGCGATGGACGAGGAGAAGACGGACGAGAAGCCCGAGAGGACGGGGAGCTTGTACTTGATGGAACCGATCACTGCGTCGGCGAGGACGGAGGGAGCAGCCTGGATGGAGTTGGCCATGTGTGTGGGTTAGGAGGGTTGGGTGAAAAAAGGATTAGCGGAGGGCGGCCTTGATGGCGGCGCCGTGCTTCATGAAGAAGGCGGTGCGCTCGGGGCCGGTCAGCGCGAGGTACTGCTCGACGATGCCGAGCTTCTGCGCGGGAGCCGACTCGGGAGCGGACTCGACAGGGGCGACACCGACGCTGGCGCAGACCTTCGCGGCCTCGACGCTGGCGGTGACGGCGCTGCCCTCGAGGGCGGCGATCTTGGCGACCAGCTCGGCGCGCTCGGCGGTGAGCCCGTCGATGGCGACGGTCAGCTCGGCGAGCTTGGCGTCCTTGGCGGCGACCTCGGAGGTCACGGCCTCGACGGCGGTGGTCTTCTCGGCGGCAAGCGCCTCGAAGGCGGTGCGCAGCTCATCACGCTCGGTGACGAGGGCGGCATTCGCGGCGTTCACTTCGGAAAGGACTTCCTCGATGGTCTTCTTCATGGTGTTTCTTACCCTTGGACGAGTGTCAAGAAATCAGCCGTTCAACTCGGCGATGAGCTGCTGGAAGGAGACGGTCAAACCCGTGACCAGACCCTTCTGCGCGGCGACCTTGCCGCTGAAGACCTGACCCTCCATGTCCTCGTCCTCCACGTTCCGGCGCTTCGAGCGCACGGCCTCGCGGAACTCGGAATGGATGGCGTTGACCTGCTCCTGGAGGTTCGCGCGCTGAGCGTCGGTGAGGCTTGTGCCCTCGATGCCGGCGCCCTTGAGGGTGCCCGACTTGATGACATCGACCTTCACGCCCGCCGCGTCGTAAGCCTTGGAGAAGTCGGGGATAGCCATGTAGACGCCGACCGAGCCGATGGTCGAGGATGGTGTCACGACCACGCGGTCAGCCTGCGAGCCGACCCAGTAGGCAGCGGACGCCATCTCGGTGTCGGTGAAGGCGACAGTCGGCTTGCTGACGGAGGCGAGCAGGGTCGCGGCCTCCTCGACGCCAGTGACCGTGCCACCGGGCGAGGACACGTCCACGACGATCGTCTCGACCTCGGGGTCAGCCTGGTACGCCTCGAGCGCGGAGGTGAACTCGTTGAGGTCGACGCCGCCTGTCATGCGGTCGAGAGGGGCGAGGGACTTGCCGATCACGCCGCGCAGCGGGATGACCCCGACCTTGCCGGCCTTGAAGGGCTGGGGCTGCTCGCCGAAGAGCGCCGCCACCATGTCGGTGAAGCCAGCGGCCTCGGCGGCCTTGTTGTGGTCGGTCGCACGGCTCGGGTCGATGAGCAGGGGCTCGCGGCCGGAGAGGGCGTTCTTGAGGAAGCGCATGAGTGTTAGGCGTTGGAAGGGTTGGTGGTGCCGGGCTGCACGTTGCTCATCTTGTACAGCAGCTCGAAGGGCAGGCCCGAGGATGTCGCGAGGTCGCGGATGAAGGCCATGTCCTCGGCGCGCTTCTGCATCTCCTCGCGGAAGTCCATCCCGCGCTGGCTGTACAGCTCGCTCATGGACATCAGGCCCATCTCGATGTCGGCGCGGTCGTTTGCGGCTTCGCGGCCTGCGTCAACGGTGACGCGCTTCGGGGTCGTCCAGGACACCTTGTACCACTCGGGATTGTCGGGCAGGTCGCCGTTGGCGATGGCGTCGCCGATGATGAAGCCCCATGTGGGGTTGCAGATGTCGTCGATGAGCACGCCCTGGTGGCGGGACGCAACGCGATCCATCTTCGCGACGATGAGGCGCACGGCCGCACCCGTCAGCTTGCTCGGGTCGTTGAACTCGACAGGCATCACGCCACGGTGGGCGTCCGCAAGCACCTCGCCGATGAAGCCGAGGAAGTTGGAGTTGGGGCGCTGGCTGGCCTTGAGGTCAAGGTCTTCGCCGGGCTCGAGGGCGATGAAGTCGCCGCCGCCGCCCTGCTGGAGCGCGTTCGCCGCCTGCGGGTTCGACGCGAGCTCGTTTGCCATGTCGCCGAACTCGCCGCCGCCGCGCTTGAGGACGCGGGTGATGTGCGAGTGGTCTTTCACGGCCTTCTTCTCGAGGGCAAGAATCTCCATGAGGTCTTGGAGGTCGTTCCAGGAGTGCTGGAGAATCGGGAGCCCGCGCACGCCTGAGACGAACTCGGGGTCGTAGACGTGCATCATCGAGTTGGCGAGAATCTGGCGCGACGAGCCATCCGAGCGGATGACGTTGTACGCCGTCACCTCGCCGTAGGAACCAGTCTGCACGCCGTCGTACATCCCGGCGGGAGGCTCGCCCTCGAGCGGATCGCAGACGCGGTGCGCCTCGATGCCCTGCAACTTCGCAGTGCCGGAGGCGCTACGCACCTTGGCGAGGAAGAAGTCACCGTCGACAACCCAGCGGCGTTCGGCGATGCGGAGGAGGTCGTTGAAGGAGAAGCGCCCGGTGATGTCGATTCGCTTGGTGGCCTCGTTCCAGTAGGCGAGCGCGCGGGCGTTCCACGCGGCGTCGGCAGTGGAGGGCTGGGCGTGGAATCCATCGCCAACCGTGTAGAGCACCAGGTCGCCGACCATCGCGCGCACCGGGCCGCTGTTCCGCTCGCCCCAGCGCATCTTCCGAAGCATCTCGACACGAGCCGAGGGCGTGAGGTCGCGGCGGTTGTCCTGCGCGGCCGTCAGCCAGAGGAACGAGCGCCGACCAGTCGCGGTCGTGCTGGTGTAGCTGCCCGTGCCGGCTTGCGGCTTGGCAGGCGCTTTGCGGGCGGTGGGCTTGGCGGTGGGACGCTTGGGAGTGCGGGCCATAAATCAGAAACCTTGGAAGCCTGTGTAATCCGTGCGGATGATGGTCTTCCGCTCGCCGTAGGTCGCAGGGTCGAGCTGTGAGAGGGCCATCTTGCACTCGAGCATCACGTCCTTGACGGGCATCGTGAACTGCTTGTTCACATTCGTCCCGCTGTCGCTGTAACTCATGATCGTCTTGCCCTCCTTCAACAGCGCGACGGCCTTGTCACGGATGGCGAGGATGTCGGATTCGGCCAAGCCGATGAAGATGCCTGATGCAGCCATGATGGTTCTACCCTTGGCTCACTGTCAAAGGGCGGGGCGGCTGGAACAAACCCGGGACGAGCGCCTGCCTGCCCGATAAAAACCAGCCACCCCGCTTGGTGGTATCAGACGAGAGACGCCCGGACAGGTCAAGCATCGGTTGGAGTCTCCTGCACCTCGGCGGCCTGCTTCCCGGCGATGCCCCAGCGGATCGCCACGAGCATCGCAAGCACCTCGCAGTCGAGCGCGTGGTTGTCCTTCTTGCCCTGGGGAAGTATCCACATGGGCTTGCCCGTGCGCCTGTCCTTCACGCGCACCTCGGACTCCATCTGCTCCTTGTACTCGGGCGCCGTGTCGCGGGCGAAGGTGTGCAGCTTGCGGAGGCGCAGGCCGTGCAGGATGTCCTTGAGCGCGAGCGCAGAGAAGACGATGAGACGGGCGGGCGTGGGCGAGCCGGG